TTTCTACGAGGCTAAGGTCTGTAATGGCTGAGTGCGCTGAGTCGCTCGCCGACTGAGCAGAAACAAACGCTTCGCTGGCAGCTGCATCAGCCTCTGCAGCCTTGCCTTCCGCATGATCTGCAGCATCTCTAGCACGCCCTGCGTCATAGACTGCATTTTCAGCCGATTCCTTGGCCACCTTGGCAGCATCTTCTACATCCTGTACCCTGTTTATTCCGGCCGAGGGATTAGAATAGTTGCCTGCGATATAGAGCTTGTTATTTCTCCATTCGACTGTGACATTGTCGCCTTTATTTACTTCTACACCCGTCTGCGCTGTAGGTGTGTCCTTGTCTGCCCCTGCCACATAGACCCAAATAACGCCCTCTTCATCTATCCTCGATACGATAGCGCTATATGTAGTCTTCTTTTCCTTCGGATCCTGCTTGATGGCATCAGCAAACTGATCTATTAAACTTTGTTCCATAGTTCTACCTCGACTATTCCCTTTTCGCTAATCACTATGCCATTGCCACATTCTACAGTCTGAGAGTTTACCCTGATATCACCATCCAGGCCATCTATCGAGGATCTGACTATAGAATAGAGCATCACGCCCGGAGCATACTCTCTCTTGTAGCTGTACTCATGCTCAAGTACGCTCAATTCTCTTAGCCTTCTGTTGGCATACTGGCCGTAGGTTTCACCATCCACCGGCGTAGGTGACTCATCCACATAGTCCACATAATAGCCTCTGCTCTCTGTGGATATAATGCTCTCAGGATCATCATTGACCGCTATAGTCTTATTGCTTCCTACAAGCACTATATATCTGTTCGGCAATTCTGAGATATCGCCCTGGTGCGGTATCTCGGGCCCTAATAGCCTTGCGTTAGTATTGTCTATGATAAGCGCCGGCTCTGTAGGTTTCTTCCGGATGTGTACTACCCCTCTGCCATCGATCTGTATGATAAAGCCGCCTGCTTCGAGCACGGCCCACACAGCATCAATTACGTATGATCCTATCTCGTGGACTATGTTCTCGTTGAGGATGAAGCCTCCTTCTACCTCAACAGGCGCATTGATAGCGCCCCTCAGGAGCTCCGCCGCATACTCCGCGCCATTAACGCCCTGCGGCGCGTATTCTCCTGCAAGTATTACCTGTGTGCTCGCCGGATATAGGACGGAGTAGCCCTCTGCACTCGGCTTATCTGATCCGTAGTTATAAGATCCTCCGGATATGTCAAAGAGCAGGGTTGCTACATCGACTCTCTCGACTTCGCCGCCCTGCTCTGCGATCATAACTATTCTGTAATAGTCAGGCTCAAAAGTTCCGGATAGATCCATTCCTCCTGACTCAAGCAGCCTTCCGTCTGCAGTGCGTGTCAGTGACACGCCATCTACTCCTTTGAGCTCCTCTCTGTCCGCCCAGGTCTTTCTATTGACTCTGTATACTCTCCATGATGCGGAGTAGGATTGTCCCCAGTTCATTGTGCCTCCATTATTCCTCTAAATCGAATGGTGTAGGTAGTGCGAACTCTTTTGTGAGTCCTGTTTCCTGTGCGTCGATGGCTATTGCCATCATGTGTTTGTTGTTGGCTGACATATCAGAGACTTGTACATCTGCCTCGTATGCTGTGCCCTCTGGCGTTCTTACGAACACAGAGCCTGCATACCTTGCGAGGGCTCTTGCCATGTCTATTTCAGTTTTCTGTTCCAGCTTTATAACGTCTGTGCTTAGCTTCCCTGTCCTGGTTATGTTCTGATTCCAGTAGCCATCCACGCTGCCATCCATGTGCTGGCGCAGCTCAACATCCTTCTTGTAGGAGTCTGCGATAGATATATTGTACGGCAGTTCGAGGAAGCCTCCCGTCCAGTCGAAGCGGAGTGTTTTTTGCTCGAACACATACTCTATATCTGCAAACTCAACATCACCATCCAGTGTTCTTATGGCCACCCTATATGCAAGATCCACATTGATGCCGAACGGCGCATACTCATCGTATGCCGTGAATGTCAGAGGGAAGCCTTCGCCTATAAGCTGTGCTCCGTCTCCTGTCAGACGGTAGATGTCGTATACGTCTGTCTCCGCAGCTTCTGCCGGAGGAGTGAGCTCTATCATGGCCGCTATACGATGGAAGCCCTCATCATCGTATGTGTCTATAGGCGTGATGGTGACATAATCGCCCGGATCTACAGCCTGGTGTGCCCATTCTATAGAGAACACTGCCGGCATCTCTGCTGAGCGCAGGCCTGTAGTTCTGTCTATGGCTGTCACTGACAGGTTGTAGTTTCCGTTGTCCCAGAAGTTCAAGCCCGGCGGCAGCGCGATTGTAGCCGTGTAGGCATCTCCGCTCGCTGTCCACTCAGGTACCAGCACGTCACTGTAGATAGTGTCGCCCGGTGTCTGTCTTTCGATACCCTGAGGGAACTGTCCGGAGGATCCCTGACTCGATACTATAACAATGAGATCGCACAGCGTATTAGCAGTCACATTGAAGCTGAACGGCTGCACTGTGACAGGTGATGCCACGCTTAGCGATATCTCCGGATTGTCCAGTATCGTTACTGTGTGTGATTCACTTATAACGAAGCCTGAGCCCGTCGATGTCTGTACTGTGAATGTTATGCTGCCATCTGTCGCAAACTCATTGAGGCGCTCAGCACTTATCTGTGTCGAGCTGATGCCGCCCTCTCCATTGGCTAGTACAGTGCCGTCAGATGAGACTATCTGCCATTCTTTCTGTACTCCGTTTCCGGAGAACGTCCAATATATAGATAGAGCCTTGCCTGTAGGCACATATCTGTCGCAGCTCGCTATGACTCTCTCGGGCTTTTCGCTCGTGAGTACTGTTGCCGTATCTGAGTATGGCGAATGTGTTGTTGTTTCTCCAGTGAGGTAGCGCCTTGCCTTTATGAAGTACTGTGTAGCCTCTTCGAGATCTTTGATGGTCAGAGTCGCGCTGTCATGATATGTAACACCATCATATTCAAGCTCACCATCTGACCACTCGAACTCATATTTTGATGGTTCCTTTGTTGACTTCCATATATCCTCTTCATCGGCCCAGGTGATCTCTGTGCCCGTGGAGTCGTCCTGTCCGTCTGCGTTCCACCCAAGGAGCAGCACTGCTGACTGTCCGTCTGCTCCGGCATTTGCTTCAAGTATGACTATCTCATCGTCTGCCGCTGTCGGAGCAGGTGTCTCAAGCGCGGTTACTCTCTTCCATGCAGAGTATCTGTACAGCACATCTTCTGACAGATGCCAGGATTTCACTCTTACCCATGTGTACTTGCCCTTGTCCGGTATAAGTGGTCCTACAGGCATAGCCAGCGCAGTGCACTGAGCATCATCTATAATGCTTGTCTCTGTAGGTGAAGCGTCGCCCGGTATATCTGTTTCCTTCTCATACGTAGTATTGGCCAGATATTCAAGTTTCACTCTGTCTACAGGATGTGATGTACTGCTATTTGTTTTTATACTTACAGTCGCTTTTCCTGTAGAGTCCTTAGCTGATACATTCACATTCTGAATAGTTGCTTGTGCAGGATAGCTGACGTAAAACTCTTTAGATACCTTCCCTGAGTCTCCGGCAAAGCCTCTCGCCCATGCGGTTATCTTGATCTTGATATACTGGCCGTAACTGAGCTGCTGATAGTCCGCTGCATCGAATGCAATGCCTATGCTCGTGCTCGTCGAGGATGTATCTCTGTAGTTATATTTCTGGCCGGTGCGTGTGTTCTCGATGTATACGATATATCTTGTGTCGTATCTCTCTTTATAATCATTGCCGGCATCAGTAGTTATTGTGGCTGTCACCTCTCCATTTTCAGTATTGAATGCGAATGCTGAAATGGACGGCTTTCTTGGCGCCTCGAACTTCCTTGTTTGAGATGCTGCCTTGCCGTTTCCTTTTTTGTTCTTAGGGGTGACTCTGCACGTTACACTATAGAGTTTACGTGTTGAGTGCACAGGATAAAATGATGCTCTTGTGTATGTAGTTCTTCCGATTTTAAGACCGTTCAGATTGACCTGAGATACTTTTGTCTTCTCATTCTGCTCGGTCTTTACATACTTAGGATTGTTTTTCCCGGGTATGTCTAAAATCCACTCAATGACAAGACTCTCCGCCCTGGCTTTGTTGGAGCTCTTTGTCAGATTGCCCGGGACTGTCCATGTGGACTTCATGACTCTATTGCCTGATTGACGCACCGGAGCGCATAGTTTGCTGACTGCCAGTGTCGGTTTTTTAGTTATACTTGTTGCCATTAGAATACTCCTGCCATCTTATAGCGTTTCAGCCTTCGTGCGATGTCGTATACCATGTCTTTAGCTTCGTCGGATGCATCATAGTAGAGATTTACTATAGTGTCTCCGCCGCCCTCTGTCGCTTCGGCTATGTCGTCCATAAGATTCTGCTTTCCATATAGCATTTCATCATTATGGCCGTCGCCTGCTCCGAAGAGTGCTCTTTCCTTGAATAAGTAAGGCTGGTCTTCTGCCTTCCTGTACCAGGATACCGAGAACCTAGGAAGCGAGCCTTTGCCGCCTATTCCGAACGGTGCGGATCCTCCGGATACAGAGATGTGCGGCAGTTTCAGCCCACTGCATATTTTGCCGATATGGAGAGGAAAGAATCCTCTAATTTTGCTGACGACGCCGCTTATTGTGTTCCTGGCCGTTTCTATCGGCTTTGACATGGCGCTTTTGATACTGTTGAATGTTGATCTCACGCTGCCTATCACAGATGAGATGCCGCTTATCACTGATTTAACTCTTCCTACTGCAGCGCTTACTACGGATATCAGCTTTGAGAGTGTTGCACTTACAATCTTGAGCAGATTCGTAACGACCGGTGCTACTGTAGACATTATCTTGCTGGCTACCGGCAGCGCTACCGAGAGGATAGCCCTCGCTACTGACATAACGATGGTTCCTAGGGCCGTTATGACCGGCTTAAGTGCTTCGAGCACAGGCATCATCGATGTTTTAACCTGTCCTATAAACGGCTCTATGTATGTTGTGTACATAGAGCCCACCGATGACATAAAGCCGCCTATATATTCTCTGGCGTTCTGCACAGCCGGGATAATCACTGTGCTTAGCACATTACTTATGCCCGTGGCTATCGGAGCAAAGAGCTCCGCGCCTCCGAGTTTTACATTTTGCCAGGCCAGGCTCATTTTTTCTGATGCGGTCAATGTGTCCTGATATACGCTATCAAGAGCGCCTCCGCTATCAGATATAGCTGAGTACATATCCTCGAAGGATAGCTGTCCCTTCTGCGCTGCATCAAACATGGATACTCCGGCACGTGCACCGAAGATCTCAATGGCATCCGCACTTGTTACTGTTCCGTCCTGCACGCCTGCTACAAATTCGCTAAAGCCTTCTTTGGCGTCTTTGCCTTCCTTGGCCCAGTTGGCCACGCCCTTCTTCATTCCGGAGAGGATTGCGGAAGTGTTGGCGCCGCTCTTCTCAAACTGAGCGAGCATTGCTATGGACTCATCAGTGGAAAAGCCGAGTTGTTTGAAGGATGCTGCATTATCTGTAACAGATTGAGCCAGCTTTCCTACATCGATTCCGGCAGCCTGCCCGGCTACCGTCAGCTTGTCCAGTGTTGCTGCATATTCATCAGAGGATATGCCGGCGTTGTTCATCATCCTTGTAACGTCCTGGACTGCCTGTGTGGCATCCTGGCCCGTTATCTTCGCATATTTCATAGCCTGCTCGGATGCACCTTCCAGTTCCTCTCCGTTTATGCCAAGTCTTGTATTTAATTCACCTACTGCAGAGCCTATGTCTCCGAAGTCGCCCACTACACTGGAGGCAACATTTTTGTATACACCCTCCAGTTGCTTAGCGGCCTCACCTGTGGCTCCCGTAGCCTTGATAACATTGTTGGTTCCTTCCTGCACCTCTTCAAATGCAGAAAAGCCGGCCTTGCCTACAGCGACAAGGCCGCCTACTACGGCAGCAGGTACTACAAACTTTGAGAGCATGCCCGTAAGGCCGCCCGTGAAGCTCTTGCCTGCGAGAAGTCCGGCCTTGTCAGCACCGGAACTCATAGGCGCCACTATTTCATTTATTACTTTGTTCGACGTTCCGTCAGATTTAGGTATTATCGTGACATACGCCCTTGCGACCTCGCGGCCTGAATCTCCTGCCATAGTTATTTCTCCTTATTCCACCAATCCCAGAACTCACTTATAGGGATGGCGTCTTTGCCTATTCCTGTGTTCTTTTTCGGTCTTGGATACACAGGAGGCTTTCTGCCTTTCTTTGTCCTTGATGCAACAAATGCATCGAATAGATCCGCAAGGATCACATTCGTTTGCAGGGTTGTGTACCATGCAAGCGATTCTTCTTTTGGATTCACTTCTTTACCTAGTGCCGAGTCAATCGGCAGGTGGTCTAGAAATGAAACAAGGGCGACCTTGCCGGCCGCCCCCATGTCCATATACTCTTCGAGGGTGCGCCCCGTCCGTGTCATTAGGTCATATTCTAATGCTCGTCCGTGTTCGTCGATGATTCGGACGAGGCTAACGATTCCCC